ATTGCCACCAAGTCGCTCTTGGAGCGGCCCACGGTGCTGATGCCACGTGATTCAGCAAAGATCCGCACGCACTCCATGAGGGAGTAGCCGCGATATTGCTTACCGGCATCAGACAGCTCGGTGCCGGGATTGATCCGGGCATAAAGCATGTCGCTAATGCCAGCCATTGCAGTGTCGGTGGCATCGCGGGTCACTTGGAGCCGAGCGGGATGGCCGGATGCGCCAGCCTTGGCCTCAATCACGGAAGCGTGAGCAGTGACAATATCCATTGCCACTTCGGTAAAAGGTTTGCCGCCATCAACCATGGCTTGCACGGCTTCAGCGGAAAGGCCTGCTTGAGCGGCGCAGCGGCGAATGTCGGCTTCGCGGCGGAGGGCGGTGATGGTAGCGGACTCATTAGAAGGCGCAGCCTCAGGCGTGGCGGCTGCCACGGGCTGCACCTCGGCGGTAGCGGCCGGTGCGCCCCCGGCCTGAGATTGCGAAGTCATGTCGGTTACGGAGGGCTCAGGGTTTGCGTCTCCTAGTGGCAGGCTATTGATAGCCGCCAGTAATTTGATTGGCGGATCAGTAAAGCGACCCTCTGGGAGCCGAGGGGCACTGGCTCTGACTTCCGCTGGTGCGGCTACTTCATCAGCAAAACCAGCTTCCATGGCGGATTCAGCGGTGAACCACGTACCAGCGCCACTGCCGGCTGCCATCCACTCCTCAATTTGCGCTTCTGTTTGGCCCGACTTACGGGCATACGTCTTTTTGTAGCTTGCAGAATAAGTATCAAGCAGATCAGCGCTTGTGCGGAGTGATGCGGAGTCGCCTGCTGACATTGACCAGCAATTGTGAATCATCAGCAGCGCATTGTCTGGCATAACCAGCTTGTCGGCGGCCATGGCGACCATGCTGCCTGCCGATGCGGCAACGCCGTCAATCACAATTGTCTTACTGCCTTTGTATCGAGCCAGAAGATCATGGATGGCTAGGCCTTCGCCTGCATCACCACCATACGAAAACAGGTTGACTGTTAAATCTTGCCCGCCTGTTGTTTCAAGTGCCCTAGCAACGTCGGTAGCTAAAACATCCCAGCCAACATCGCCGTACAGCTGCAGAACCGGTTTGGTGGCACTGCCTTTTACCTTTACACCAACCATGTTCACTTGGATAGCTGGCTTCAGGCTAGAAACATTAGGCAGGTGCCACAAATGCCGAATCCGCTGGCTTGGCTTGGCTCAAGCCGGTACTGCTGACAAGGCCAGCATCAATTCCAAGTGTCAATCCAGATTGCCGTGCTCGTTGCAGATCCTGTGCAAGCTCAGCAATCACCTCCTCAGGGACGTAGCCAAATGACCGCTGCACCTCGCTAAGGCTCATAATCCCAGCTCGCACTGCATCAATCAGTGCCGGAATCTCGCGTGTCGGGTCAATCATTTCACGCCTTGGTGGCGTATGCGTCCACTCCACTGGTCCCTTAAGTAGGCCGCTCATCCGCGCCAGCTCGTCATGCCAGCGGCAGACGGGTGACAGCATTCCAGGAATTGTCACCTTGCCGCGCAGGTAGGCGATCCGGCGACTGAACTCAAGCCAGCCGCCACGGAAACTTGAAAAATTGACGTTACTCAGATCACCGGTCAGGCTCTCATACGTTATTTCATACGCAGCAGCAACAGAATGGGCGTACTCCCGATGCGTGCTTACAAAATCACCCGATGAAGGCGGCGAAAACGCCTTGAAATCGCGGCCGGGTGGCAAGTGCTCAATCGCGCCTGGCTCGATGCGATCAAACAATGTTCCGGTTTTGTCTGGATCGCTTTGTGGGTCCATATCAGTAGACACGCCAAAAAAGCAAGAGCTGATCTTGTCCTTCATCTGCTGCGCGGCACGAATATCACCCATGTCGCGCAGGGTCAAGATTGCCGCCGTGCCAAATGGCAAGCCCATCCGTTGGCCGGCGCGACGAGAATCAAAATGCAGGCTGATCTCATCTTTGGAGACAAATTCGCTTTGAATTGCAATGCCAGTATTTAGCAGGCTTTCGCCGGGATGTTGCTTGCGGATCCAATAGCCCTGTAGGCGACCGGAACTGTCAAATTGTTGGCCAAATAAAATATCAGCGCCGTTATCTTTGTTAAAATCAAGCCAATCAGGCTCCAGCATCTGCACTTGCAATGGAACGATGCCGTGTTTATCAAGCAGCTCAGGCAGCACACGCTTTCTGAGCAGCACAGCACCGCGCACTGCCGTTGTGCGTGCTCCTACAGCTTGATTGCCATACCAATCATGGACACCATAAAAATCGGAATCCGGTGTGTCACACCAGCGTTTCCACAGCGTTCCGTACCGCTTTGTGGCATTAACTGGCGTAGACATAATGCCATCGCCAATCCAGTTGTTGGTGATGACTCCAACGGCACGCGAAGCGTAGGCATCGTTATCAACCAGATCCTGGTGACGCTTTACTAACCACCACCATGCTTGGCGCAGGTCGCTGTTGGGGCCACTGCTGCTAGTCCACCACCCTTCGGTGCGCCTGGTGTCTTTGGCCGCCTCAAATGACTTTGCACGTTCAATGAACAATTGACGCTCAAGTGCCTTGCGCTTTTTGCCCATCAGGTTGGCCTCTGAAACGACAGGTATGTGCGCCGAACCGGAACCGTTGTGGTTTGCTCCACTTCGTCAGCCATTGCTTTCTCAATCCGCTTCATCTCATCAAGACTGCGATAGATCAGCTGACGACCATCGCTAAAGCGCACCTGAAGCACACCTTCGGCAATGGCTGCACGCAGATCCGCAAGTTGCTCAGTGGTGTAGGCCATGGCTCAGGCTACCGACCCAACCAATTACCAGTTGTCTTAGGCAGCCAGCTACTTTGGCCCTTAGCGGGCTTTGCCTCAACCTCAGGCTTGGGCAGCGTGGTTGTCAACTGCTCGCTCAGCTTGTCCCACATGGTTCCCGCATGGTATCGACGCCCTAGTAATTGAAGTGCTGCGTAGGCATACACCGTACAATCGCCCATTTCATCCCTAGCGCTTGCTGGCTTGACCCAATCGCGCACTGCTTGGCCTTTGACGTACTTGATCTGCACCTTCCAAGGCGTGAGCTGGCGTAAAAATTCATCTGTAGATGCAGATCCAAAATGGATGTATCCAGGCCCTGGCTTCTCGTGACGCAATCGTCCATACAGCGTTGCTTTGATCGTGTCGTGCCCAACCGTGTAAAGCAGTACGCCGCGCTTGATCTGCGCATTCTTTTTATTGATATCAACTGGTGTTCCTTTGCCAATTGGCTGTTTGCCGCGAATACTGGAACCCTTGATTGGAATTACACCTTCCCTTTGACGCAAGCGACAATATTCATACACCTCATGGGTGTAATGCCCGCCGGAGTCAATGGCCATTTGCGCAATCTTTAGCTCATGTCCGCCGTTCACCGTGGGCCATGCCGTCTCAAGTACAGCATCCAACTGCTGCCATACCTCTGGTTTGGATGGATCGCCCCATATCTCCTGGCTCCATACGTGCCACGCCTCCTCACCGCGTCCATACGCCCAGACCGCAACGGCCAGTCGATCATCTTGCGTGTCAACACCAGCCGTCAGCAGTAGCGCACCATCCGGCACGTAACCACTGGGGTAATCCTCGCGTCTAGCAGCCAATCCCTCTGCGCTGATCTGGTTGGAATATTCCTCCTCCCATGTCTCACCTAAGATCGTGTTGACAAACGTTTGAAGTTGCTCAGGGTCGCCTTTTACGTCCAAAAATTCCCTGGCCAGCTTGCACCATTCAGCATTTGGACTAAAGCTGTACCCGGCCCAGATATGAAATCCGACTAATCCAGGTTCAGCGGCTACTGCTGTTGCTCGCCATTCGCCTCGTTCAACCATCCATCGCTTTTTGCTATGCGGGATCCGCTTTGAACAATTTTCACATTCATACTCTGCTGTTTCGGGTTTGCCCTTTTCCCATTTCATTTGCCCCCAGCGCAGCACTTGCTTATGCTCGCAAAATGGGCACGGCACAAAGTATCGTCGCTGATCGCTTTTCAAATACCATGCTTCGGTTTTATCAAAACCTTTAAGGATTGGTGTGCTACCAATCCCTATTTTTCTGTTCCAGAAGTAATCTGAACGGTTACGTCCAAGCTTGATTGGGTCGCCTTCGCTGATTACACGATAAGCGCTAGCCTCATCAAACAGCACGACACGCCTCGATTTACGCCTAAATGCACGGCCACTATTTGCCCCAACAATGTCAATAGTTCCACCATTTGTCAGTTGTTTTAGCAAAATAGTGTTTGTAGCAGTGTTTTTTGATTTTGATTCTGTAATCAGCCCTTGCAACACTGGCGTATCGTTAAACATCGGTGCAATCTGCTCTTTTGAGTAATTTTCCGCGTCTTCCACAATTGGCTGAACAACCATCACGGGGCATGGATCTTGGTGGGAGTAATACCCAATTACATGGCCTAGGATCATCGTCCATCCAACACGGGCAGATTTCATGCACACCACCGTCTCAACTGTTGGATCCGTAAACGCATCCATGATTCCGCGTTGGTACGGCAATGTCACCCATCGACCCTTCTCGGCAGCATCGCCAGTCAGCACGCCATAGCGATCTGCCCATTCCGACAGGCTTAGCCTTGGTGGTGGCCGCCAGGCTTCCAGGATCTGTTTGATTAGCTGGCTCATGCCTCACCATCCCAATTGGCTAGTTGCTCCAATGCCTCGCGCACGAGGCCAGTCAGGATCTCAACCTCCTCCAGGGTCAGATGCGGGATCCGTTGCTTTGCCTTACTTGGCACACCAAGCAGCAAGGTTTTGCTGATTCCAATTGCCGCTGCTTGGGCCTGCTCCACTTCCTGACGCGGGAGCAGCAACCCTTCCTTTTGTTTCCGGTCCAGTTCAAGCAGGTTGGCTTTTTCAAATTCGCTGCGGCGCCTGCTCTCGTTGTAATCAGGTAGATCCGTGCGCGGCTCAGGCTGTTTAGCCTTTGGCGCAGTGCGTGTTTTGCTGCTGCGGAGTGGTGGAGAATCCGCCCGCACGCGTGTGATGCTCAGCCATTTCTCCTCCAGGCCAGATCGCTCAATCATTGGCCCGTTGTCGCCGGTTT